TAAATGGTGTGGGTGCTATCACATTATCTGGTACAAGTCACACACTAACAACTAGTGATGGCACGTTATCAGAAGGAGGTAATAAGGTTTTAGTATTAGGTGGATCACCTTCTGGTACAAACACAATTACTATATCACCTAACGATCAAGATAAGATGTTTTTTGTGCATAATAGCACAAGTCAAACTGCTACCTTTACACAAGGATCTGGAGCTAATGTAAATGTACCTGCTGGTGCAAAAGCATTAATATATGCAGACGGTGCAGGATCTGGTGCAGCAGTTGTAGACTTATTAGATAGTCTGGCATTTGGTGGAACTAAACTTACATCCACGGCAGCTGAACTAAATCTTATGGATGGTGGAACAAGTGCTGGAACAACAGCAGTTGCAGATGGGGATGGTATTGTAACTAACGATGGTGGTACAATGAGACAGACCACTGCCGCTACGTTTTCTACATACTTTAATGCTAATCTTGTAACAGTGCCAAGTGCTATAACATCCTCTTCTGCTACGCTTACACCCTCGTCTGCACAATCAATATATCAAAAGGTAGATACATCTAGCAACAATGTAGCTTTAACTTTGGCGATTGGTAGTTTAGCAATAGGGCAATATATAATTGTGGATAAGACAAGTTCATCTAATACATTAACTTTGAGTTATCCATCTAATTCACAAGGTGTCAGTCTTGGTAGTTCGGTATCTTTTGCAATAGCGATAAATCAAAATGGAAGTATATTTACTTTTGTAGAATCAATTAAGTTTTAGGTGATACATGGCAATACCATTAATATCAAATGTAGGATTTACCGAAGTAGACTCAAGTGGTAGTTTAAACACTAAAGCTGGCGATAGAACTAAACTTCCAATACAGTTTTTTAGATTGTCTGATAATATAAGTGGTAATTTAAGTTTAGATAATAATTCTGCACATAAAAAGATAATACTTGATACAAATGGTAATAACATAACAAATTCATCTGGTTCGCCTTTAACAACAAATTCTAGTACAACATTAGAATTAAAAGGTAGTGGTGATGTACAGTCTACACTAAAAACATTTACATCATCTCAAAGCTCAACAAGTAACTCTGGAACAACTACAATAAGTGAAGCAGATAATTCTACAGTAAATGTACAGACTGATACACACACTTTTGATACTTTACTAATTAATGATGTTAGACCTATTTCAACAGCAAGTTTTGGATCTGGTGGTGGTGTTTCTTTTGGAGATGGTAATACAACAGTAACAAAGCCTAATACTGGTAGTGCTACTGGTATGCTTGTAAATGAAACTTATTTTAATACAAGCACTGCTACTTCTTTTGGAGGTGTGGGACTTACAAATGTAGATAGATCCGATTTTGGTATGTCTTTTACTCATGCTTTTGTGGAAGATGGCACACGAATAAGTGGTCGTATCTCTGGTCCATCAACTTCAGGTGGAACAGGAGGCACAAGCACATTTGACGGTAGCACTTCAAAACGACCAAGTACAAATACAACTCATTCTCATGCAGGTAGCACATATCGTTTTATGAAATGGAATGATGCTTTAGTTGGTGTTAATAATGGTAATTCAGGTAGTTTTGATATTGAAATATTTATAGACTCTGCTACAGGTAAAGCAGTTGTTGCAATTATAGGTGGTCGTGGAGCTTTTAATCAAATTAAAAACGTAAGTGTTACAGGACCAACAGCAGGTAGACGATTTTTATTTACCAACAATTTAGCAATATCATGTACTTTATCTGGTAGTGATCCCTTTAGTGCAACAGTTTCTGCTGGTGCTACAAGCACTGCGAATAGAGATTCAACAGATGGGTCTTTTAGTTTAACTGGAACTATATCTGGTAATGATGGGAGCAGTAGACCTTTTGCTTTAAAAGATATTAATGATGGAAGTGGCAGTATTGATGAAACTGCTTATACTGGAACTAAATCAGTGAGTGCGTTCTAATGCCTATGACAGCTTTAAAATTTAAACCTGGTGTTGTATCTGATATTACATCTTATAGTAATGAAGGTGGTTTTATTGATGGTGATAAAGTAAGATTTAGGTTTGGTTTTCCAGAAAAATTTGGTGGTTGGGAAAGAGTTACATCTAATACTTATGAGGGATCTGCTAGACGGCTACATAACTGGGTAGCTTTAGATGGATCTGATTTTTTAGGTATTGGAACACATCTTAAATATTACATTGAAGAAGGTCAGACTTTTAACGATATTACACCCATTAGAAACACCACAGGTGCAGGTGATGTAACTTTTTCTGCAACAAATGGATCAACAACAATAACTGTTACCGATCCAGCACATGGTGCAAATGAAAAAGATTTCGTAACATTTTCTGGTGCATCAAGTTTAGGTGGATTAATAACTGCTACAATACTTAACGCAGAGTTTCAAATAACAAAACTAGTAAGTTCTAATGCTTACGAGATAACATCAAGCGTGGCAGCTAACTCATCTGATACAGGCAATGGTGGTAGTAGCGTTGTGGGTGCGTATCAATTAAATGTAGGACTGGATAACACAGTTGGTGGAACTGGATTTGGTGCTGGTCAATGGAGTGGTACAACATCTGGTGCTTTAGCAACACAATTAGCAGAAGCCTTAGATGCAAGTGAAACTGCAATAGATGTAGATAGTGCAACAGGTATCACGGCTGGTGATTTAATATTAATAGATGAAGAACTTATTACAGTAGGTACAATAAGTTCTAATACTTTGGGAACTGGTGGTGGACCATCAACCAGAGGTGCAAGTGGCACGGATGCAGCCACACATGCAGATAATACTCTTGTAAGATTAGCAACTGGTAATGCAGATTCTGCCAATGACTTTGTTGGATGGGGTAATGCAGCAAGTGTCACGACTCCTGGAGCACAGATTAGATTATGGTCACATGATAATTTTGGTGAAGATATTATTATAAATCCAAGAGATGGTGGTATATTTTACTGGGATAAAACAAATGGTTTAGGCAACAGAGCAATAGAACTCAGTGCAACAAGCACATACTCTGGAGAAACAAGTGTGCCTACCATTGCTAAACAAGTTCTTGTATCAGACCAAGACAGACATGTTATTGTGTTTGGCTGTGATGGATTAGGTGCAAACTCGTCTGCTACACAAGGCAATGGGGTACAAGATCCATTGTTAATACGTTTTTCTTCACAAGAAAACCCAGTAGATTTCTTTCCGACTGCTACAAATACGGC